GGCCTAATCAATTGGGGGCAGGACTGCCACTGCCCTATTTTTAACCTAGAGGGGATACCATGAAAAAGATTTTAGACTGGCTGATGTGTTGGGTGACGTTTAAACCCGAACCGATACTGCCCGAACCGACCACACTGGAATACCGCAACGCACAATGGCGCGGTGAATTTTATGCAAAATTTTATGCAAATATGCATAACAAGGAGTAACAATGGCTGTAACTGAAAAACCGATTAAAACGCCCACTGTGCCGTTATCGTTTGGGAAAGGTAGTAAGGGAGCACGACCGCCAGTAAAATCAATTGTGGACGCTTTACGGACGCGAGACGATAAGTTATCGCATCAGGCAGCGAACCTAATCGACAATCTTTTAACCGAAAATGCAAAATTGAGAGGTGACAAGTATGGACTATGAAGTGATAAGTGCGTTCCTGCTTTGGATACTTTTCATAATGGTGCTGTTGTTTGGTTATTTGCTGTATCAACTTGAGTTGAAAATTGACTCAGGAAAACCAATCGATGACGCTGTGGATAACCCTGTGGAAAACTGTGGAAAACCTGTGGATAAGGTGTGAGTAAAATGTGTGTTGTTGCAATATATATATTATAGATATATAAATAATACTCTTACAGAGTATTATAAATACATCTTGACAGTATATATTTAAAACAATATTGTTATAGAGTCCTAATCTTAAACTAATGGAGAGTTAATGATGTTGCTAATATGTAAAGACTGCCGACATTGTGTTCCTTCACAATATTGGACTGATTTCAAAGATTCTTTTAAAGCGTTGGAGTACGCAAAATGTTGGGCAACCGCTAAACAAAATTTAGTCACTGGGGAATACATACCTGAATTTCACTGTACAACGGCGCGTAAGTCTGACCGCTTGTGCGGTGAAAAAGGAAAATGGTTCGAATTGAATGAACCGCACGAATTTTATGAGCAAGTTCCTAATCAAACAGAGGAGACCGTGTAATGGCTAATGATAGAGCAGATTTTGATGATTCAGTCCGTAACACCGCCTGGTGGTCGTCAGACAGCCGTATGGCGGCAGCAGGACGCGCAAACGAGGCAGTGATGCAGAAGTTGGGGTTAATCGAAAAACCCGATCTGAGCGCAAATGAGGCGGTTCAGATGGGTCATGTGATGCAGCCTGTAATCGGGCGTCTCGCAAGTGAGCGTTTAAGGCTTAATTTAAAAGATGCCGACTACATGATGACGCACGCATCAGAGCCTTGGCTAAAGAGCCATTTTGATTTTATTGACGAGTCAGGGACACACCTTGTCGAAGCTAAGAATTATGGCGCTCATAAGCAAAAATTCTTTGATTCAGGCGCTAACATAATCCCTGCCGAAGACATGGCGCAACTGATTCACGAGGCAACAGTCCATAATGTTGAAAAGATTACTTTAGCGGTACTTTTTGGAGGGCAGAACTTTGAAACTTTTTCTTATACGATTAGCCAAGAGCAAAAAGAATCCTTTATTTTGGATATGGCAAAAAATTGGGCAGCGGTCGCAACCCGAACCCCGCTCCCCGCTGAGTCACCAGAGCAAGCACGAGCACTTTATGCAGTCAGTAGCCCAAGAGCAGCCATTGCCAACAGCAACATCGAAAAAGCCGCGCAAGCGCTCAAAGCAGTCAGCACCAACCGAAAAGAGCTTGAAGCCAAAGAAAAAGAGCTACAAGCGTATATCCAAGACTACCTCAAAGAGTGCGACACGCTCCAAACGGTCGACGGCACAATCTTAGCAACGTGGAAGTCTCCTAAAGCGTCTAAAACGTTTGATGCAGCTCTGTTTAAATCTTCGATGCCAAACATTTACGAAAAATTCATGTTCGAAAAGTCTGGTTCGCGCCGATTCCTAATCAAATAAAGGGGTTTTTATGTCTAATTTAATTGCAGTTAATGATATGGGCGTCATGGCAGACGCTATTGTTAAGTCAAATTTTTATGGGTTCAAATCAAAAGAACAGGTCATGGCGGTGATGCTTGTCGCCCAAGCCGAAGGGAAACACCCTGCTACGGTTGTCCAAGAGTACGACATTATTCAAGGTCGTCCTGCCCTGAAGTCACAAGCGATGCTTTCCCGATTTCAATTATCGGGCGGCAAAGTCGAGTGGCACGAGATGACGCCTAAAAAGGTCAGTGGCACGTTCTCGCACCCCAACGGTGGGTCATTAACCATCGAATGGACGATTGAAATGGCTAAACAGGCGGGCGTTTACCGCGAGGGTTCGGGTTGGACTAAGTACCCCGAAGATATGCTCACAGCGAGGGTTATAAGCCGCGCAGTGCGCAAGGTTTACCCTGCCTGTATTTTGGGTCACTACGCAGTCGAGGAAGTGGTCGATTTTGAGCCGATTCAACCTAAAAACATCACTCCTAAATCTCCAGAGGTCGAATATGTTTCAGAAATTATTGATAACCCCGTCAAGACTGGAAAGTACAAACTTATTCTCCCCGGCGGAGAAGTCTACGATTCGTTCGATAATCCCCAAGACTATGTGGACGCGTACAAGTCTATGGTTGGAAAAATCCGAGACAGCAAAAAGCTGGAAATGCAAGATAAAGTCCTCAAAGTGGCGGATTTGAAGGAAGCCAACGCGGATACTCGCGCCCTGTTAACGGCGTCCCAGTTAGCGAGTTTAAACGCCGATAGCCCAAAGCAGGAAGCGTCAGACCTGTAGCGACTGGGGTGACCCAACGCGACCGGATACTGGCGCATTTGAGGCGTTATGGCAGCATCACACCACAAGAGGCGCTCAGACACTATGGCTCTTTCCGACTCGCCGCACATATCGAAGTTTATCGAAAAGCGGGACACCGAATCGAAACGAACATGGTTACAGAAAACGGCTCAGAGTTTGCAAGATACGTATACAAGGAAACAAAAAATGGCTGAAAGAAGGGAAAATACTGGGGTTCTGTTTCCACAACAGAACAAAAAGAACGAAAGGTCGCCCGATTACAAGGGTGAAATCAAGGTCGGCAATCACCTGATTAAAATCAGTGGTTGGACGAAACACTCGGCTTATGGTAGTTTGATTTCGCTGATGGTCGATAAGCAGCAGGGGGAGACTCTTAAAAAGTATCCCCAAGAAGTCAAACCGAAAGACGATGACGAGGACGTCCCATTTTAGCCACATTTACATTGCCGTTTCCGCCAAGTATGAATACGTACTGGCGCAACTTTCGGGGTCGTATGGTTCTGTCCCCGCAAGGGCGGCAATATAAGGTGGACGTTTGGAAAGCGGTTTTGGAGCAAAAAGTACCGAAGTTTGGGGGGAGTATGCTTAGATTCAGGATGGAAATTACGCCACGCGACAAGCGCAAGTTTGACATCGACAACCGCATAAAAGGGGTTTTTGATGCTTTGCAGGCCGCAGGAATCATGGAAGATGACTGGCAAGTGGTCGAATTGTACGTGGCAAGACTAGACGGGGTCGAAAAGCCTGGTAAGGTTGTGATAACTTTAGAGACTGTTGACGACCTCCCATCAGCATGAGATGAGCCGCACCCCCTCGCGGCAGAGATTAGGACGGTGTTGGTTGACCACCGCTTCATGCAGTCAACTACTTTTCTAATCAATTGGAGGACAAGATGACTCATATTTTCGTAGCAACGCCGATGTATGGCGGTCAATGTACTGGTTATTACGCAACGTCTTTGATGCAAATGCAAAAGATGTTTATGAATAACAACGTGACTATGACGTTTGGCGCGATGTTTAATGAATCACTCATTACCCGCGCTCGAAACGGATTAGCCCACAATTTTTTAAAATCAGACTGTACGCACCTGTTTTTCATTGACGCGGATATCCATTGGAATCCGGAACACGTGTTGCCAATGATTGCAGCCGACAAGGAAATCATTTGCGGCATTTATCCTAAAAAAGAGATTAACTGGACGTCTGTATTGTCAGCAGCACAAAATGGCGTGTCATTAGACCAACTCAAACACTACACCGGTTCATGGGTTGTCAATTTGGTCGATTACAGCGGCGAAGTCACCGTGCCGATCAATCAACCGCTTGAAATCTGGAATGGCGGTACGGGGTTTATGCTCATTAAACGTGAAGTTTTTGAGAAATTGGCTGATGTAGTGCCGTCTTACGTTAATAACGTGGTCGATTTGGGCGGTCAATTGCAAGTCGAGCCGATTAAAGAGTTTTTTGCAACGTCTATTGAACCTGAAAACAACGTATTGCTTTCAGAAGACTATCATTTTTGCCGCATCGCAAGAATGAATGGAATTAAAGTATGGGCTGCTCCGTGGGTCGAATTAGGCCATGTCGGAACGTACATATTTGAAGGCCGTTTACCACAAAATCCGTAGGGG